CTCAGCATGGTACAGTGTTGCACATAACCCCCACTTTGTCAGGTCACGATCCGCGCACTCACCCGCGCTGTCAGGCCATTGGCCGCGCTGGCGATGGTGCTGATGAAGTCGCCAGGGTTCAGCACCTGCCCAATCATCTCAGGGCAAAGGTACGTCTCGTCGGGCTGCACCGTCTTGGTGTCGATGATCAGGTTGTCATTGCCAGCCGTCCCGCCGACCGTCACGAGGTTGACCGAGAAGGTCCGGGCCACCGCGTCATTGTTGGTCACGGTGAACTTGTCCAGTATTGTCCGGGCTGCGGTGCTGGTGTATTGCGTCGTTTGAACGGCCTCAAGCTCCTTGGAGATGATGGCTTGTACTGTTACGGTCATTGGAAGCCCTCGATGTTATTCGATACTGTCAGGATTATAGAAGGTATGCCGGGATGCGGCGCGGCGGCGGCTGTGGCCTCGAGGCGCACACCGAGATTGGTGACCGAAAACACCAGCTCTACATAGTCGCCAGTTTTGAGATCAAAAAAGTAATTCAGCGAAACGAATATCTCGGCGTTGTTGCCCTTAATCCGCACTTGGCTGGCGGAGTCGGTCACGTCCACGCCGTTGAGCCTGAACCACAGATAGAATTCCTGATCCGTCGCCACCGTCGAGTCGAGCTGGATGGAAGTCTGGAAGTTGTAGATCCCCTCGGTGTCCACATAGACGCGGCTGGTCGTGGTTCCAATGTAGACGCCCTGGCTCAACTGCGTCGAGTTATAGGTGATCAGCTTGGCCGTGTTGATGGCCGTGGCGGTCTGTATCGTGGTGTCGTAAAACGCCCCATAGCGCGAGCGCTTGAACTCGCGTGGCGGCGGTGCCAGCGCCAGCAGCTCCACGGCCTGCGTGAGCGTAGATATGGCATCGAGTGCTTGCGTCCCCTTGGCCTCGGCAATAGCGCAGCACAGCGCGGCATCCTGCGCCAGTTGAGCGATGGCTTGCAGCGCCTGCGTTGCCCGATCCTCGGCAGCGCCTGAATTGATGGCCGCCGTCTGGGCAATCTCGGCCAGCGACTGTAGCGCTTGGATGGCTTTGTTGTCGGCCTGCCCTGCCATGATGAACAGGTCATTAATGACATCTGGCGCTAGCGGCTCGACCACTGCAAACAGATTCTCAAAAGTCCGGATCATTTGATGGTCGGGCAGGAACTCCGCGAGCTGTTCGCGGGTCAGTTTCAACGGTGGCGTGTACTTTGAGCCGGCCATCAGTACGCCAGCCCTTCGGCAGTGACTTCAAGGCGCAGGAAAGCCACATGCGCGTCACTATCGCCACGGAACCGCTGCATTCTCATGTTCCGCATAGACCCCATGCGGAACCACACCAAGCGTTTGTTGGTCTGGCCGATGCTGCCGACGCGGATACTCTGCTCTTGGCTCCACGTCAGGCCATCGAGCGAGTAGCTGGTGGCGATGAAAGGATCTTGCCCCAGCGCCACGCGACCCGGCAGGGCCACAAGCTCCATCTGATTGATGATGGTGCCGAGGCTGTTGTTGTAAATGATGATCGTGCCGAACTCCCAGCGTACCTTCTCGCCCCAATGCGTGCCGATGGTGTCCACGGTGCGACCGATGGTCGTGGAGGTCGGATCTTCGACGTTCCAGCGGTCGTAACACCAGACATAGCTCTCGGCCTTGAACCGGGCGATACCTTGAATGGCTGTCACCATCTTGAACCATATCGGCTGGCCCAACACCTCGGAGGCGGCAGCGTCGAACACCAGCGTTTGGTCTGGAAGGTGGAACATCAGATGTCGGTGCGCCCGGTCGTTGCGGGCCTCCAGCAGACAGCCGGCCAGCGTGGCTTCACCGTAGCCTAGCAGGATCTCGTCGATTTCCTGCGTGCTGATCTTCTGCGTGTTGGCGTTCTGCGCGACGTATATGCCTGGTGCTTCATTGCGGCCGCCACCAACAAACGCGATAGCATCGAGGAACACGCAGCAGGTATGCGTGCCGATAGTGCCTTTCTGTATCTGCGCGCCGTCCACCGGCTGGAACGGAAACTGTAGGGTACTGCCGACGTTCTCAAACACCTCGATGGTGTAACGGTTGAGCGCGTTGGCTTCGTTACGGATCTTGAGCAGTGCCTTGATAGGATCAGGATCAAGCTCGTTTGACGCATAGGCGAACGGCAACACGTTCAGCGGGTTCAGGATGTCAGTAACGATAAGGAACTGGCCATCAGTCGTCATGAAATAGCCGTCGATCCAGATGACATCGAGGACGGTGCCGATGTTCGGGTCTGTTACCTGCGTGAGCGTTGTTCCGTCCCAGTAGAACAGCTTGCCACCAGACGCGATAGCAAGGCGGTCGAACGAGTAGGTCATCGTGACATAGCCGCTACCGCCAACGTCGCCCAGAACGGAAACAGAGCCGTCCTGCGCGATGCTTACGAGCTTTGTCCCCATGACGCGATACAGCACATCATTCCAACTGATTCCACCGCGCCCAATGCCTGGGCCAGTGCCGTAGCTCACCAGTCCATCCGTCGGCCTCAGAAACTCATTCGACACGCCGCTTTGCTTTGGCACCGGCATCATGTTGACCGGGTAGCTCGTCCGCAGGTCCGGGCCGTTGTCGCTGTAGATGCCGGATACAATCGGTATTTGTGGCATGGTTCACCTGTATCGGGCTGTTTTCTTTGCAATCTTCTTGGGCTGCTTGGACACCTGCTTGCCGGCCTTGGTGGCCTCGCGCTTGGCCCGCGTCGTGGCAGCGTACTCCTGTGAACTCAGCGCCTCGCGGGCAGCCTTTGGCAAGTAGCGCTCGCCTGTGGCCTTTGGGCCTTGCGTTGATGGCTTGCCAGACTTTGTTCCCCATTCCTCGCCGGTCCACTTGCTTAGCGACTTTTGCGCTTTCGTCTTGCCGCCAGTGTATCCACCGCCAGCCTTCTCATACTCCTGCGCCACCAGCTGGGCCTTGCGGGCAGACCACTGCCCTGCTTTGCCGCCCTTGGTGCCGGCCATGACGCGCTTCTTGATGCGCTCTCGCAGTGCGTTGTCGGTGTAGGCCATTACCACTTCACCTTGTCGGCCCAGTAGGCGGCGCTCATCTTTCCTTTGCTGATGTTCTTGGCATGGCGAGACTTGAAAGACTCGCGCTTTTGCTTCATGCGCTCAGATTCACCAGCTTTTGGTTTGCCTGCCGTTTCTGCGCCTTGCTCGCCAAAGCGAATAGTCTTTATCTTGTCGCCTTCTTTGGCGACCACGATATGCGACTTTTTCGGATGGCCCGGCGTGCGCTTCGGCTTGTTGTAGCCTGAAACGCCAGCGCGAGCGAGACGCGGATCTTTTTTGGTAGGCATTGGATGGCCCTCAGCCGACGCGGTACCAGCTGTTGGTTGCTTGGTAGAACCGGAACTTCACGAAGTCGCCAGCCGCCAGCACCAGCACGTTACCGTAGATGTTCGCTGCACCGTTGGGCGCGAGCGTAAATCCGGCTATCTGCTGCGTGGTCGTGATCAGCACCTCGGTGCCGTCTGGCGTGCCGGTGTTCAGTGGCAGCGTGACAGTGCCAGTCGCCAACGCACCAGCAGGTTGTATCAAGATCCACTGAGCCTGTGAGACTGGCGAAGGCACAGCGTAGTTAAAGCCTGTTCCCGGTGTGACAAGCGTGGTCGCTACGGTAGGCGCTGCGAAAGTCTGCTGGAAGTATTGCAGCAGTGCGCTGATTGGCAGGCGGCGAGCGTCGCCGTTGTTCGGCGTGTAGATCGGCAACTGGTCGCCAGCGCTGACTTGATTGAGTAATGGGAGCTGATTGATATACGGCATGGCGCGGCCTCAGTTGTTGTATTGCAGCCAGCCGTCAGGGCCAGCGTCCACCGGATCAACCGGACGTTGTACAAATGGCTGGTCGATGTTCCACGGCTTGTTGCCTGCACCGACCGGCAGCGTATCGGGAAATTGTTGCTCTGGCGGAACAGCGGCGCGGGAGAGCAGCGTATTATAGCCTTGGCGGGCTGTGGATTTTGTCTCGGCCATGACGGCACGGCCGTAGCTTGGCGCGAGCCGGCTTGCCAGGTTGCAGATGATCGCCTCGTTGGCGCTGTCAGGCACCAGCGTCTGTTCGTTTAAACTGGAATTCTGCGGGCTGCCCGGCAGCGGGTAGCCGAGACGGATGCCCTTGGCGTTCCATTCGGCCATCATCGCATCGAGGCGGCGCATGGCGCTCTCAAGCTGCTGCGGTTGGAGGTCAAACGTATACGACGCCAGTCCGATTTCCTCGAAGGCGGCCTCGACGAATTGACGCTTGGAATATCCCATTTCAGCCCTCCAGCGCTTCGTTGATGCGCCTCAGCAGCAATTTATCACCCGTCCGACCGTCGAACTTGACGCCCAACTCGCGGGCCTTTTCTTCAAGTTCTGCGCGTGTCGGCGGCGCGTTGTCCTCTGATACAGTATCGACCACTGCTGGCTCTGGTTCAACAATGGCGGCCGCCTGTGGTGCTTCCTTCGGTGTGATACCTTTGGATGCGGCCACAGCGGCCTCAAGAGTAGGATGCCAGCCCCGGTCGAGGCTGTTGGCCAAGGAGCGCTTGTCAAACACCTCAAGCACGCTATAGGTCGTCCCCGACTTGAGCCGGTATTTGCCTGGTACTTTGTAGAGTGCGTGCTTTGCGCCCATAGGTCACATGCCTTTTTTGGTCTTGGTCATTTTCTTTTTCGGAGCAGGCTTAGGAGCCTTGGAAGGCTTGCCGGCTTTCATTGCAGCGTCGCGCGCCACGTTGAGAGCGATGGCAACGGCTTGCTTCTTGGGACGGCCAGCCTTTTCTTCCATCTTGATATTCTTGCCGATAGTGTCGCGGCTGTAGCCTTTCTTGAGTGGCATTATTTCATTCCCTTTTTCTTGCCGCCGTTCTTGGTGCCGCCTTTCGGCTTAGGTACGCCAGGCTTGGCGCTGCATGAGCTGGACTTCTTCATTGTAGGCACTCCCAAAAGTAGCAGGGGGCCGAAGCCCCCCGCGCTTTGCATCAGCCGATGCGGTAGGTTACGAACGTGTCAGCCGCAGTTTTGCGCGTGCGGAACAGCGCGGCCGTGGTAATTGCAACAACGGCAGGGCCGCTGATGTTGTTGCCGGAGGCTGCGTTCGTGATAGTCACGGTGTTTGAGCCAGTTGAGTTATTAATCAATGCCCAGTCAAAATACTGATTAATATCAAACTGTGACGCATCATCCATGTCTGCGCCGTTGGGCAACAGAACAGCGATGGTAGCGCCAGTGGTTTGCGTCGTAGTAATGATTCCAGATATAACCTGTGCGCTAGTCAACGTACCGGCAGCGTTCTGAGTGGTTGGAGCGCCCTGATAGGCAACGCCAGACACAACAGGAGCAACGCCGATGCTGTACAGCACGTCGCCGGGGCCGGGGCTGATGGCCAGCGTGGCTCCGTCGGCGTAGGGGCCGAGGATCTGATAGCCGGTGAACGTGGCCTCAAGGCTTTCCTGCACTGGGTAGTTTGGGAAGCCAACCAGTTCAAACACCTGAACCTGAGCCAGGCTGTAGAGTGCGATAGACTGGCCAGCAGTGAGGGTAACTTGAGCGCTACCATTTGCGAATGCAATAGAGTTAGACATTGTGTTGTCTCCTTTGTCCGAATTACGGCTGGCCGAAGATCAAGATACCGGACATCTCGGGTTGCTTGTTCACAACGCCAAACAGAGTGTCGAGACGGTATTTGATGTTCATGTTGTTGATGTCGTAGAACTTCTGCATCACAAGTTCAATGCCCTGATCGGTAGTACCGCGCATGACAGCCACGCCAGCGTCAGCAGGTACTGCATAACGGCCGGGCAGGATTTCAAGCGCATCGCGCTGCCAGAACGGGTTGATCGTGGTGGCGTTGGCGTTGAGCCAGGTGATGGCTGCGGCTGCGTTGGGCGCAGTGACAACGACGTTCTGGTATTGCAGCTCGGAATCGGTACCGCCTTGAGCAGAAACGATTGCAGGGCTGATGACCATTTGCGTGCCGTTGACGATGCTGATGACGCGGAACGTCTTATCGCGGCCAGTCGACTGCTTGGTGATGTGGTGTACAGCTTCCACGTCCTCGATGGTGAACGCGTCGCCAGCAGCGATGCCGACCGTGTTGGATACGGTGACAGTCTGGAAACGGTTGTCAACGTTCGACACTTCGCCAGTGACCGAAACGGAGGTTGCAGTGGGCACCCAGAAGTTGCCAGCAGCGGCAAGCGTGCTGATCGTGGTAACACCACCAGCAGCAGCGGCCAGACGGTTTGCGTAGTCCATCTTGAACGTCTCGAAGCCAGCAACCATACCGACGAAGCTGCGCTCGTAGGCGTTGTTAGACTTGTTGCCGTTGAAGGAGCGAGCGCCAGTGCCTGCGCCGGTAGCGATGTTGCCAGCCAAACCGTTGTAGTCACGGCTGGAGAGCGCAAGGCTACGGTCGAAGTTGGGAACGCCCTGCTCGTTCATCAGCGCGTCGGCTTGTGCTACGTCGTCGTAGTCGCCAGCGCCGCCAGTGATGGGAACAACCAACGTGCCTTGAGCCGAAGCGACGTTCAGCATGGCGACGTTGATGTCAGAAGCCAGCTTCTGCTTGGCGCTTTCGCCCAGGCGTTGCTCTTGCAGAGCATCGCGCAGTTCTTGCGCGTTCATGATCCACGGTACCGAACGGCTGAAGCCGATGGTGGAAGGAACAGACAACTGCGTGTAGTCAACGAAGTTTGCCGTCATGTCAGTGCCCGAAAAGGACTGGCTGATGTACGGCTGTGGGCGCCAGATGACGTTGTTGGTGCGGGCCATCATCGTCTGGTCGGTGTTGTAAACTGATACGTTCTTGCTCAGGACGAGAAGGTCGTTAAAACCTTCGAGGATATCTTCAAACGCTACGCGTTCTTCTTTGGAAAATGAGTTTGCCATGATAGGCGTCTCCTAAAATTGATTCAGCGTTTTGCCTTCTGCTGGCGCTTGTAGGACATGACTTTCGAGAAGTCTCCGGTCCTTTCCGCGTCGGCTCGCAGGCGTTCAAGGGTTGAGTCCACAGCGCCCGATACTGGCCCGGTTCCCCGGACGGTTTTCTCTGGCGGCGTGGCCGCTTTACGGTTTTGAACTTTCAATTGCGTCTCCAGTTTTGCTACCGCAAATGCGAATTTCACAGGGTCTTGTATCGAGGCCAGTTCCTTCGCCTTGCTTGGGTTCTTGCCGAGTGCGTATACGAGCAGCGCGGGATTTTCAGCCCCCTGAAGCAAGACGCCCTGTTGCGTGACGTTGAAAGTTTCCGAGACTTGCGCCTCAGCATCTTCAAAGTCGCGCACCTTGAGTTCACCACGGGCCTTGCCGTAGTTGTCAAGCTTCGCCTGCCAAGCGTTCTGTGCATCGAGTTCGGCGCGTCGCGCGCGGGCCTGAGCCTCGTCCGCTTTCGCCTTTCTCTCAAACCATGACGCCAGCTCACTCTCGTACTTCTCAGCATCGTAGTCGTACTCCTCAAGGCTTGGCTTCTTGCCGACAGTAATGGGCCTCTCGGCCGGTTGACTGACGGTTTTCAGCTTCTCCTCAAGCTCGCGCTTTTCGCGCTGCAACTGCCGGTGCTGTTTCCGCAACTCGCGCACCCATTCAGGCGCTTGAGCATGTTCCTCTTGAGGCGGCGCTTCCTCACCGATCGTTACCATGACCTCATCTTCGTCTACCTCGGGCTGGCTGGCGGGAGCCTCTGTTTCTTCGCCTATCTGCTCGGGTTGTTCAGTTTCGAGTTCTGGTACTTCGACCTCTGCCGTTTCGTCTAACATAGTGACCCCATTGTACTCAGCCCAGAACGGCGGGCCGGATGCCGTGATTCTTAACAGACTGGCGGCACTCGCCGCAGGATCAGCCTGTCAAGGGTTGAAAGCAGTATAGTTTATATTCTCATGAACCGCGCCACCATTTGCGCCAGGGCGCGAAGTTGGTCGTCGGTGAAGTCTGGCATCCCCTGCTGGCCTTGCGCGCCCTGTGGCGGCTGTGCGCCGCCCTGAGCGACTGCCTGCATGAAGGCCGGCTGCGGCATCTGCGGCTGCAGCATGATCGCCTGCTCGGACGGTGCCGGAGCCGGTGCAGCGGCTGCGCCTTCCTCAAACATCGCCGCAGTCGGCATCGGGCGCTTGTCCTCGGGCGTTGCTGGCCCCTTGAAGCCAAGGCGGCGCGTCTGATCTGCTTGGATCAGCGGCGCAAACTTCCCGAGACCACCGAACAGCCCGGCCACCGGGTTGACCGCTGCCGGAGCGATCCCTTTGAACGGCTCGTCTCCCATGGGCGGCTGCCCGTTCTGCTGGCCGTTGTTGAGCTGCGGCACTAACTTGCCGGTGAGCCTATCGAAGTTGAACAGGGCCATTTATTTTACCTCAGTGTAATTTTACACCCAAAAGAGTAAGTAAAATTCTGTTTTCCATTTCGTCAGTAAGTATTATTGACGTTATTGCATCATCTTCGTCCTGAAGTATCTCAAAAAGCTGATGCGATGCCGATTTAAGTTCTAAATCCATTTCCTCCTGCATTTGAGTTTTAATAGTTTTTTCACCAAAAGCTATTTGCAGTTTTGCAATTTCCTTTTGCAAGCTTTGAATTTGATCTATTTCGCCTCGATAATCTTCAAGTTTTCTCGCAATTCTATTTGCCTGAGGTCGGTTTGACTGGCTAAGCGTTTTTGAAATGCTTAGCAAATCGTCATGATGTTCAGGGCTGAATTTCAGCAAAGATTCCTCAAGAATCTTTCTCTCTCTTGTCCATCCTTTAATCTTTTTATTTTTACGCGCTGGGCCAGCTTTACCACTCCCGCCACCTACTTCGGGAGGATCAACAACGCCCCAGGCGTTTCCCCATGAACCACCCCAAGATTGCCCCCATGCAGACGAAACCATTTACGCCGGACCCCAAGGGTCTTGAGGCGCGCCTGTCCCAACCACTTGAACGCCATTCACGTATTCGACGTTTGCGCTGACGGTATCGGTCAAGCTCCTGTTGACGTATGCCCATACCTGCGCCGCTGTCAGTCCAGACGCTCCCGTATTCATAAGCTCGCCCATGCTTCCAGCTTCTGTATACGCAGATGCGAGCGCATTCCACACCGCTGCGGCGAGTGTCTGAGGCGACAATTCAGTGTATGGTGTGATTGCCCCCTGCATATTTCCATCGCCACGCGGCGTCACGGTGGCAGAAAATGTAATCGTAGTGCTTCCAGAAACACTACTTTCTGCGCCTATGCTCGCTGGTCCGACAACAAAGTTTACGCCAATTCCGCCAACAGCCTGAATAACTGCCGCAGCGCTGCCGGAGACAGAAAACGTAATACTGGCAGAGCCAATCGCAGAAACAATCAAATTTAGTTGCGAGGGGCCAACAGTAAACGAAAAGGTTGCATCACCTTGAGCGTTTACGCCAGCAGACATATTTAATGGGTTTGGCGTAACAGTTGCGCCTGTGAATGTGAACGCAGATATCTGCCCTGCTCGATATGGGATATTCCACGAACTAGGCGCGTAGTGCCCGGCCGGTATGCCGGCGAGTTCTGTTTCGATCCCCTGCCCGGCAGTGCTGTTTCTAAGGTCAGTCCTTCCCCACATGGACCGAGAGCCGGAAATAGCGCCCCCGCCTAATTGGCGCAGGGGCGACTGAGCGTTGATGGTTGTGTTTTGTTTTAGCCCCATCCGAATTCCACCGCGCCGTAAAAGTTAGTGCTGGCGGCTGTTGCTGATCCTGCAAAGTAAAGCCAGACAAGGCACGCGCCATCCATTACGCGTGGCAGGCTTGGGAGCTGGTTCAAAAGGTCGCGCTCGGCTGCTACCGAAACAGTCGTCAATGGCAGCGTCAACAATGGTCTGGCAAGGCATAGCGCACCTGTGCCAGTGTTTGCCGCTGAGAAGGTAACCGACGCCACGTTTGAGACCCCAGTATCGCCAGACGCCAAAGGTAAAAACGGACCATAGTTGTTAGCGGCCGTTCCCGAGTGCGATATATGAGATGCAATCGCTGAGGCTGTCATGGCCACAGTGACAGGCATTGTCCTGCCTCCTGTTGGCGTAGTGTTGCTGTACGATATGGAAATGTTTTGTGCGGTTGCACCGGCTGCTACCGTTTGCGCCCAGAACAGCCTGCATCCTGCACCGTTGGTGTATCTAAGCGTCGGCGTTCCGGTAAGGGTCTGCGCCACCGCTGAGTTGTTTGAGATACCTGGCCAATAGCCTTGTAAGTCCACCAGCATCAATTGTGCTGGAACGCCAGTGGCTACGCCGGTCACTGCACTTACGTTCAGGACGTGTTTTGTATCTGGCGACACGTTGCCGGCATTGGGTATTCCAAAAATCTGCGTGCCGTTGCCCGTTGTTTCATTACAGCTTCGCCAAGCAAGTGCTGTACCTGCCCACGCGTTGGCGACTGGCGTTCCACCAAGCGAACTAAACTCATACCACCGGCCAGCAGTTAAAGCAGCCGCGCCTGTAATTTTGTTCCAGTCTGAGCGCAGGAACTTCCCATTATTTGTGATCTCGTTGACGAGATCATCCATGCTGCTAAAGCCCATAGTTTAACTCCAGATGATGTCCAGTTGTGCCCGAAAAGGAATTGGCGACGTAGCCGATCCGCGCAGTGTTAAAAATTGCAAAAATGCCCCGGGTTGCAAAGCGGGTAACGTCCCTGATTCCTTAAAAAATACTTTTTCTGCAACCGTGTTTTGCTCTAGTAGTTGCACCGTGAAAATAGGCTTACATAAAACAATGTTCACAAACCCGCCTATGCCTTGTGATAAAGAAACACTATCTATGCTTCTTATACCTTTATCGCCATTGTCAAGCGGTATGAATGGAGTTAGAGATGACGAAACTACAGACAAGCCCGCCAAGTTGCATAGGTTGCCTATATTTGTAGACCCAAATAAATTGAAAGTCGATACTCGCCCGGATACTCCATCGGAGTTTGTGTAGGTCATTGTAACGGTGCTTAAGGCGCTTGCAGTTTGTGGCACTTGAACCACCGCGAACGCCTGCACACCTTCGCCTGTTTGATAACGAGGAAGTAACTGCGTGTTATCAAAAGACTGCGCGGCCGTATCATCAGTATCTACCAATGGGTAAAACGCCAAATAGTCGCAAAACAGCGCTGTTACTGGCGGTGCTGCGGCGGACGTTCCTACTTGGACCATTGACACATACTTTGCGTCATTGATTTCAGGGCCTAGATAGATGCTTGAGTTTTTGTTGCCTACCAGCGGAGTAAGCTCAAGCGCAGAGCCGACATACGCGTTATATATCGGTATCCCTGCGCCGACGCTGGCGTCAGCCCAAACGCCAGCAATTGCGGCGGGAAGGCTAGACTTAAACACAAACGTATTCCAGAAACTCCCGTTTTCTGTCTGTGCCGTTGCAATGCCTGCAACACTGTTAAACCCCATCGGGATTTTCCTCTGGAATGAGGTCTATTTGACCGTCTGGATGCAATGGGCAGCGCACAACCTCATCACTCCTTGTGTCAAAGCCTAGTATCCGCAAACAATGCGCGCATCTATATGACCACATTTAGTCCACCGTTACAGTCATTGCGCCTGCGGCAAATTGCGGTTGGATGCCGTTGCTTACAGAAAGGGCAGATGCAAGCGACCCGCTCATCAGCAAATTGCCCGCGCCAGTGCTGTCAGTACCGATGCCAAAATAGGTAACGGTAGAACTTCCGCCTGTGCATTGCGGGAATTGCACCAGCGCGGTATTGCTAACAGTTTGTGCCGTTAAGGTCCAGCCTGCGCCAGTTCTGGCAACAGCCACCCTTGCATATGACGTGTAACTTGCTTCGCTGGTTGACTGGTTACCAGCTTCGCCAGGATCGGCTGTGTGCAAACTAATGTAAAAGTTCCCTGCTGTTGCGGAGTTCTGCAACCCAGCGGCATCGCCTATGTTTGCCCAATCATTGTTAAGAAAAAGCAGGTTAAGTAAGTTTGCCTCTGCGGCGTTCGTCATGCTCATGCGCTAATTTCCTTGGGTTATGTGTTAATCGGTTTCGATCCGAGTAATGCGGCCTTTTTCTCTAACGAGTCTTTTGGTTTTGTTTATTGCGTCGATAGCGCTTTGAGTATTCTGCAAATTGGCGACTGAAAACTCACGTATAGCGTCACTTATTTTGGCAATTGATTCGCTCAGCTCTGAGACTTTTTGCGTCATAGCTTGATTCGCCTGATTCCCGCTGGTTTCGCTTGATACTTTTTCCAGTGCGTTAGTTGCGGCAAACAATGCTCGGCTTGCTTCCGTCACTTTTTCGTTTATAACTTTTACTTCATCATTGGCTTGAGAACTAATTGCTGATTCTATTTTCACCCTACGAAGTTCATTTTCTAACCGCATGGCTTCTAATTCTAGCAGCTTTTTTTCATCTAGCTGTGTGACTGCCTGAACGCTCTCTTGCTGTGTAGGTTGTGTTTGTGGCTCGGATTGCCCCACTTTTGACAAGGTTTCGGCAGTTTTTGCCTGTGTAAGCTCTGCATCTGCCACGGTTTTGACAACTTCGGCCCTCGCTTTTGCAGCTTTTGCCTGCGCTTCCTCGGCAGCAGCTTGTAAAAATATGGCGTTCGGGTCCTGTTGTTGGCCAGACTGCATTTGCTCTTGCATGAGTGCCATCGCTTCTTCTTGCGTGGGCTTGACCACGCCAAGCTTTAGCAGGCGTTGACGGAAGAAGTCGCGCACGTCTCCAATGCCTTCGCCCTCCATGTTCATGATGGCCATGGACTGCAACACCTGCGAGATTTCCTGGTCTTGCGTGATGGCGATCATGTTCATGAGCGCACGCACCGTTGCTTGGCGCTTGCTGCTTGATGACGGGCCGACATCCACGTTCACGTCGAACGTGGCTTTGGACAGGTCGTTTTCCATTTCGACTTCGCCAGTCTCGGACATCATGGGCCGCATCAGCTCGATGCTGTCCACTTCATCCTGAGCGCCGACCATTTTCATCTTGCGGCCTTTCTCGACGTACACGTCGCGGGCCATCTCCAGCCAGACTTCGCCGCAGCGCTTGACGGCCTTGCTCCAGTTGCTGATGTAGATAAAGCTCTGCATATCGACGCGTTGCTGAATCAGCTCGACGGCCTTGCCGCTGATGTTGCTCACCAGCTTGTCTGCTTGCTGCTGGTTGCCCAGCACGTCCTGCATGTCCTTCTCGGTGACAGTGAGCAGCGCTTCCATCGCTGGCGGCACCACGGGCGGCTTGGTGTAGCCAACCGGGCCAGTGGCGGCCTGGTTGCCGTTCTGGTCGGTCACAGGGTTGAGCAGCAGGTACGGATAGTTGCGCAGGTTGTCCTCGCTCCACATCAACTGATGGCCAGCGACTTGCTCGGGCAGGAAGATCGGCTTCTCGATGCTGGAGAGCGCGGCAATCTCGCCAAGCTTGGAGCGCTGCATGTTGGCAAGGCGCTGCGCGTCCTTGGCGAGGCGCACATGGCCCATGCAGCGCTCTACGTTGTCGATGTACCAGCGTTTACCGTAGACCGGAACAATCGGGATGCATTTGCCGGCGATGTGGCCAAGATCCTCCAGGATGCGCGCACCGTTCATCAGGTATTTTCTGACCTTGCGGCGCTTTACCTTCTTCTGCCGGACCTCAACGGAGCCGATGGCCTCAAGCGTGCGCTCAAGCTCAGGGTCCGACTCAAAGTCGATCTCGCTGTAGCGGTCCTCGGTGCCGTCGAGGTTCTGATAAATGCGGATCGTCTCTTTGACATCCTCGACCCGGTAGTATTCTGCGATATAAACCACATCAGGCGTGAGCCAGTCGAACTCGGTCTGGTATACCTCCTTGGGCCAGCTTGCCGGGTCGTCGCCCCACTCGGCCTGATACGCGGCGCGGGTCACGGCGGTGATGACAAAGCAGCGCGTGGCGTCGGCCTTGTCCTGGCGCTTTGCGTTCAGGTCAAAGAATACGGAGCTGTCGGCGTCGAATATCGGCTCGATGCGGATGCGCTGGCGGTCGTTGTCCTCGTCGTACTCGTCTTCCCATTCAGTGCGGAGCCGGAACGCACCGAAGCCGCCAGCCACTGCTTCCTCGAAAGCGTTGTCGTAAGCTTCCTCGGCGCAGCTGTCCATCTCGTCAGCGCGGAACAGACCATCGCACACGTCGGCCAGCTTGATGTCCTTGCTGCCATCCTTCGACACAAAGTCCACCGTGACGCGGTTGCTGCGGTATTCGCTGATGATGCGAAGGACGGCGCTTGCGATCTTGTTGACCTCAAACTTCGGTTTGTTCTCGAACTGCTCGCCCAGCGGTCCTTCCCACTGCGCCCCGGCAATGCTGTAGAACCGTCGGTCTTGCAGGCACTGGAGCCTTTCATCGCGGAGCGCCGACTGGATGTCATCGAACTCCTTGAGCGCTTCGGCGTGCAGGTTGGCAAGATACTGGTCTTTTGAAATGCGGGCCATTGGACGTTACCTCCAGCGGTTGGCGGTCGCCAACGGGCTAAAATTTTGGACGGGTTTGACATTCTGCGCCCGCCGTACTCCCTCACAAGCATAGCGCAATGCGTCGACGATATGGTTGGACTTGTCTTCCAGGACGGGCAGCACCTTGCCGGTGAGCGGGTCGGCCTTATAGGAGTACAGACTAAGCTCGTCGATGGTGTGCGTGCAGCGCGGATGCACCACGATGTCGAAGGACTTGAGCCATTCGATGCCCTCCTCTAGCGACTTCGGGCCTTTGACGGCCGCCATGATCTTCGGGAAGCCGTGTTTCCTCATGTGGGCGATGGTTTCTGGCCGCGAGCTGTCAGCCACGATAGGCCACTTCTCGGCCTCTGGCACCTGCATGAAAAGATCCGGTGTGTTCACGATCTCACAGCCGACCATGTAGGCTTCGTGGTCGATGTAGAGCGTGCGGCCGACGATATGACAGCGCACCAGCACTGTTGGGTCCACGGCAAATCCCCAGTCTGCGCCCATGCGATGCACCGCGTCGGGCGGCGCTTCAAACTCCTGGATGCGCCAGTTGCGGAAAACGCGGGCCTCGCTGTTTTGCAGGTACTGGCCTTGCCAGACGTGCTGGTACTTGTCCGGGTCCCGGCTGCGGTCGTACTCCATTTCATCGCGCAACACCTGCGGGAACCATGGGTTATTCTGCCAGTTGACCTCCAGCACGATAGCATCAGGCGGTGGCGTCGAGCCGCGCAGCAGTACGTCAATCGGGTCGCTGGCTTCTCGCGGGTTCCAGGTGAACCACAGTTCTGATCCGGGCTTCCTGATCGTCGGCCGGAGCATATCAAGGCTACGCTGGCTGAGGCTCTGTGCTTCCTCCACCCAGGCGCGGTCGAAGCCTTCCAGCGACTTGATACTGTCGGCCGTGTGGTTCTGCATACCCTCGAAGATGATCAGCCCTTTACCGTGGCGATTCTTAATAACGGCTTCCTGAACTTCAAAATAATTGCCGACGCCGAGTTCCTGAATCTTCAATTCTAACAACCGCTTAACGGACTGCTTTAAGGATTTCTGGAACTCGCGAACACAGACGCTTGAAGTATTCGGGTCGAGGATATGCGCCTCGATGACCATCTGCGCGAACTCATGCGACTTGCCTGAGCCTCGCCCGCCGTGTGCGCCCTTGTAGCGCGACGGCTGCAACAGCGGCAGCGCCCATTCTGGCGTTGGGATTTGCAGCTTCTCAGCTTTCGCCATGCTTCACCACAACGCGCTCGATGGTCTTGATGGCCAGCGGGTTCTCGGCATCGCCAGACACCTCGATTTTGTCCCCGTACTTTTTGGGAGCCAGTTTGGAGAGCAGCCACTTGCGGGTATCAATTTGCAGCCGCTGCTTCTGAACGGCCGCTGAGTCAATCGCGCCGGTCGGCAGGAGCGCCGCAGGCTCGTCGGCAATCGCCATTGCCTCGGCGGCGATGTGTTCAATCAGCGAGTTACGCGCCTGCGCGTATCTTTCGGCCAGCAGCGCATCCGCATTCACCCATTCATAGAATGTCCCGATCGCAACGCCAGCGGCTTGACAAGCCTTGTAGCAGCTCTGAGCGCCGCCTGTGGACATCAGCCCGAGAACCGTCTCAATCTTTTGCTCTTTGTCGGGATGTGGCGTTCCTGGCTTCCGCTTAGGCGCGTCGGCCTTCTGCTTAGGCTTGCTCATTCCCAATACTCCGGGTCATTAGGTTGCTTCTCGGTCATGGTTCGGACAATGGCAGCGACGCACACCAGTGCGAACACAATGAAAACCACTGGCAGCAGCAGGGCCACCAGTATCGCGCCGATTGTCCGTCCGATGGCTTCGTTCATAGTGTGGACTTGTGTAGCTTAAAGCCGGGCTGGCTTTCATAGCGCTGGATGTCTGCCAGAGAGTATAGCCTTTCTGTGCCTTGCATGATGTACATGAGTGTCGGCCACTTGCTTAGGATTGATGGCATGGTCCTGACCGACACGTCCCATCGGTCGGCGATGTCCTTCATGCTGATCAGTTCCATCTCGCCGGCCCTCATCTTGCCGAGCTGGGCCTCCTTGCTGATGGTCGAGGGTATGGTCTTAATTGACCCCCCTTGCGCCAGGAAGATCTCCACCGCCGACAGGATCTCCTGCCGCTCGGCTTCCTTCTGCCTGATGGCCGTCTGCGTCGATGCCGGCCGGCCCAATCTGGTATCTGCGTGAAGGTCAACAGTGCCCCAACTGCTCATCGTTTCATCCCCCTAAAATCTGTTTTTGTTCATCCGGCAGATACCGCCTGTTACCCTTCTCATGGGTAACGGCCAACCCCAATTACCACGCGGGTTTCCGCCCTTGTTACCGCTGTTACCCTTCTTTTTCTATTGTTTACCCCTGATTTTATAAATAGTCCGGTCCCCCTAAATTTCACTCTATTTTTTTCTAACTAAAGGTAGAAAGAGAAGAAGGGTAACAAGGGTAACATTGTCTGGAGGCCGCGCCATCCGTGGCTTTAGCCGTTACCCTTCTCCAAAAAAGAAGGGTAACAGAAGGGTAACAAGAGTAACTTTCCCATCAAAACGGCATTTTTGGCCGCCAACCCTTGACCAACACGCCGTTAACACGCGAAACGCCGCGCTCGTAGCCCAAAGCCTTCAAAACTTTAGCGATCCTTAACTCCTCGCGCCTGCTGATCTGCTTTTTGTCGAAGTTCAGCGCGTCGATCAGGACCTCCATCGCGCTCAAAATTTTCTTTTCTCGGTTGATCTCACCGCTCAAAATGTCCGTCTCATCGAGCCAGTTGCTGACCACATCGGCCCATGAATCCTTGATCATGTGGTCTTCGTGAACGTCCTTCGCGAGCCGTTCGGCCTCCCGGAACGCAACTCCAGTGGCCTCAAAAGACCCCCTAGCCTCGGCCCACAATTGCAGCCTGTCACGCTCAATACCCTCGACATCGGCACCATCCACCTTGACCGGCAACCAGCGCCTATTGCCGGTTTCATCGGCCAGAAACTCCTCTTGGTTCGTGGTGCCAATAAAGACCAACCGCCTCGGGAACGTGACGGCAAACTCTCGGTATTTGGGAATCCAGTTCTCATGCGTCCGGGTGATGAAGGCTTTTATATGCTCCAGCTCTCGGGTGTGCAGCCCGCGCAGCTCTCCGATCTCGGCCACCAGCCGCCCGCGCATCTTGCGGGCCAGATCGTCCTCGCGCTCGTGGAAAGAGACCTCGGCAAAGAAGTCTGGAGCCGGCGACATGGCCGCAACACCGCTGGACTTTCCAGCGCCCTGCCGGCCAACCAGTATGGGCACCATGTCGGCCTTGATGCCTGGAGCCATGACACGCCCCGCCATGGCCGTCCACAGATACCGCGACACCGAGGTAACATACTCGCTCGCCTCGGCTCCGAAGTAGTCCACGAGAAACCCGTCGATCCTCGGCACGCCATCCCACTGCAAGCCGGACAGCCACTCAATGGCCGAGTCGAAAGGGTTTTCATCTGCCACCAGCAAAACCACATCGCGGATCATCTCGCGGCCGATGGGCTTGAAACCATGCTTCTCCAGCCTGATCCGCAGCCTGGAATAGTCGGCATCAGCAAAGGCCTGCCAGTCTGAAGTCCCCTCGGCCGCGAACATAATCTCGTCACGGAACTGGTCGAACCGGATCTCGATGCCACAGAACGACGGTGCCCGCAGCGCCACGTTGCAATTCTCCATCGTGGCTTCGATCTTGCCCTTCTTGTCACGTTTGAATTTGAGCGAAACGCTTACATGATCAGCGGGCAATGTCTCACAAACGAACACGTCGAAGTCCTCGACCTTTACCGGATCTGGGTCGATGAACAGCCCCTGCTCCGAGGCCATCATCCGCAGCGTGCGAGCCGTGGTCACAGCGCCGCCAGCCTTGCGCTTGAAGCTCTGCCAAGCGTTCCGAACGTCCTCGGCCTTGTACTTGGTGTAACGCAACTCCCCGGCCTCGTCCCTCGATCCGGACCACTCGTTAAACAGCCGGAAGCCCTCGCGGCTGCCGCCTGTCTCATGGTGCAGCGCCATGCCGACCGCCAGCCAGTCTTCCCGCGCCGTTGGCGCTGGGTCCAACACTGACAGGATCTCGCGCAGCTGTTCCTCGGTGTAGCCAAGCGGGTCCTTGCCATCGGTGTCCACCATGGCCGGGCTGTCCTGCATCAGCTCGGCAGCCTCCACGGGCAGCATCGGCCATGCCTCCATGAAGACCGCCTCAGGCATCCCCAAAAGCGTCATGTCCTCATACCCTTCGCCGGTGCAGATCCAACCCTTGCCATGCGTGCGCGTGTCGAGCCCAGGCACACCAAGCACCGACGAGCCTTGCCGCACCTCGGTACCGTCTGGAAGCCGGAAACAGTAATGCTCGCCACCGGAGACGGTGCGCTGGATCAGCGCGTCATCCCATGGCAGGGCAACGCCCAGCGCAGCCTCGACAGCCTCGCGGGTGACGCCCTTGTAAGTATCGAGGTCGATAAAGACGTGACCGGCAGGAACGCCGACGCCTACGTTGTTCGAGAACGCCACCTCGTCGAGCGTGGCCATGTGGGTTTGCCAGCCCCTGACGGCGGGCTTCTTCTCAGGCTTGTCCTTGCCCTTGGTGTGGATCAGATTGACCGGAAAGATATTAAAGACGTGTGACACCGTGGTACGTTCAGAATTCATACGCTAAAATTGACCTTGTGTGTTGTGTGATGAATGGCCTCAAGGGTTGCAGCTTGGGGCCTTTCTTTTATTGCGGCACTTGAGCAACCAGCTCTACCGCCTTGATTTGCCCCTTGGTCAGGGCCTCTATCTGTATAGCACGCTGGGCGGGAATTGCTCCGTTCTGTATCCATTGCGTGACAGCCGACGCGCTGACCTTCAGCGTCCTGGCCACCTCGGCCTGACTGCCGAACCACTCCACCATCTTATCTATCGCGCTCATACTGCTACCTCCGAAAGTTGACTACAGCTTAATACTAGCCTAGTATCCCTCTTGCGTGAAGCGCAACTTAACTAAACCGCCAGAACGAAAAGGACCAGATAATGCTAGAAACTGAAATGCAAGCCCTCCGGGCCGAGATCGCGGATCTCAAACAAGCCGTCAACAGCCTGACCGCAACGCTCCTTGGCGTGGCCCATGCTGCCCTGCCGACCACCCCGGTCATCCCCGAGGTCGGCACCGTCTCAACCGTCGCCCCAGCGCCAGAGCCGGCACCGACTCCCACACCAGCATCAGCCGCACCGCTGACCGTCGATGACGTACAAGCGCTGTGCAGCGCCATGGTGCGCGAGAACGAGTCCATCAAGCCGAAGATCAAGGCGCTGATTCAGACCTTCGACGGTGCCAAGACCCTGAGCAAAGTCCCCACCGACCGCCTGCCAGAACTCAAGGCGGCGTTGGAGGCACTGCAATGAAGGCCCACGCCAAACTATCGGCCAGCGGATCACACCGCTGGCTGCACTGCGCCGGATCGGTAAAGGCCGAGGAAGGACTGCCGGATACCCGGTCCTTCTTCGCGGACGAGGGTTCAGCCGCGCATGAGCTGATGGAGATCTGCCTGCTGACCGGCACGTCTGCCTTTGACCGGCTTGGTGATCAACTGGTCGACTACAACACTTTCACGGTCACGCAGGAGATGGCCGAGAACGTGCAATGGTATCTCGACTATGTGCGCCTGTTCGACTCGCTCAATGTCGAGATGCACGTTGAAAAACGCCTGTATTTTTCCGAGTGGGTACCCGAGGGTTACGGCACCGCCGACACGATCATCTACGGTAACGGCACCGTGGACATCTTCGACCTCAAGTATGGAAAGAACATCGTCTCGGCGCAGGGCAACACGCAGGGCATCCTATACATGCTCGGTGCCATCGAGGACGAGCTGGTCGAAACGCACACGTTTCGGTTCCACATCGTGCAGCCGCGCCTAGACCATGTTGACGTGTACATCCTCACGCGAGCGCAGTTACTGGAGCTGGGCGAATGGGTACGCGAGCGGGCAGCGCTGGCGCTCTCGCCAGATGCCGAGCGCACGCCTGGTGAGGACCAGTGCAAATACTGCAAGGCGAAGGCGACTTGTCCAGCGCTCAACAAACTCACCGAGGATGTGCTGATGACGGATCTCGACTCGATGAACACCACCAACCCTGACAGGCTCTCGCAAGATCAGTTGCAACGCGCCATGGCCGCCAAGAAGCTGATCGTCTCATGGCTCGATGCGGTCGAGGACTACATCACCGAGACGATCTACACCGAGGACTGTGACACCTTCGCAGGCCACAAGCTCGTCGAAGGTCGCAGCCTACGGCAGTGGCGCAACGACGCTGAGGCCGAGAAGCGTCTGGCCGCGCTGCTGGGCGATGATGCCTTTGAGCGCAAGCTGCTCTCAGTCGCCAAGGCCGAGAAGGCGCTGGGCAAGAAGCGCACCGCCGAGATCAGCGACCTTGTGGAGAAGCCCCAGGGTAAGCCCACGCTGGTGCCGGTGGACGATCCGCGCCCGTCGTTCGTAAAAGAATCCGCCGATGCCTTTGACAGCTTCGATCAGTAAGTTAGACTTAACAGGCCGACAACGGCTCAACCAAAACGCTACAACCAAAAAGGTCAAAACGATGAAAATCAAAATCCCTTCCGCACGCCTCTCCTTCCCTTCCTTGTTCAATATGGCCAGCTTCGGCGGCGAAAGTACCGGCAAGTTCGAGGCCACGTTCATCCTTGACAAAAAGGAACACGCCAAGCAGATCGAGGAAATCGAGACGGCGATTGCCAAGCTCCAGAAAGAACTCAAGGTCAAGCTCGCCTCGGACAAGCTGTGCCTCAAGGACGGCGACGAGATGGAGCGCCCCGAGTATCAGGGCAAGATGACGATCAAGGCGTCCACCAAGAAGCGCCCGATGGTCATCAACCGCGACAAAACGCCCATCACCGAGGACGATAACGTCGTCTACGCCGGTTGCTACGTCAACGCGATCATCACGCTGTGGGCGCAAAACAACTCCTACGGCAAGCGCGTGAACGCCCAGCTTGATGGCGTCCAGTTCGTCCGTGACGGCGAGCCGTTCGGTGACGGCGGCATCAGCGTGGATCAGTTCGACGGCTTCGATGACGGAGACGACGACACGTTCTAAGCTGACAGGGCCGGTCACTCCGGCCCTTTTCACATCACCAAGAGGCCACCCCTCATGCTCATCATCGACACCGAGATTTACTCGGACTATTTCCTTGTCTCCGCGCTCAACACCGAGACGGGCAAAATCACGCACATCGAGGCCTTCGACGGCCAGCCGATCAACAAACCACGCCTCCGCAAGCTCATGGTCGAGTACGTCACGATGAGTTTCAACGGCAATCACTTCGACCTGCCACTGCTTGCCGCTGCTGTCAACGCTGGGTACAGCATCGCCCAGCTCAAGGCACTGGCCGACAAGATCATCAAGTCCACCGAGTCGATCTGGCGCATCCTCAAGGCGCATGAGCTGCGCGTACCGGACTGGGATCACATCGACCTGATCGAAGTCGCACCAGGTCAGTCCAGTCTCAAAATCTACGGCGGCCGGCTCAACGCCCCGAAGATGCAAGACCTGCCCATTGAGCCGGACGCACGCATCGCGCCCGAGCAGCGCCAGATCGTGCGGGAATACTGCGAGAACGACCTGCACACCACGCACCTGCTGTACAAGGCGCTCAAGGCTCAGATCGACCTGCGCGTGGATATGGGCGCACAGTACGGCATGGACTTTCGCAGCCTCTCCGACGCGCAGATTGCCGAGAAGCTAATCACGCATGAAATGCAAAAGATCACCGGCAAGGAGTACCGCAAGCCCGAGGTTAAGGACGGCTTTGCGTTCAAGTACCGTGACCCGAAGATCATCACGTTCCAGACGCAGGACTTGCAGGAGCGCTTCGGCCGCCTGCTGGCCGAGCGCTGGCAACTGGGGCCGAACGGCTCCGTCCAGATGCCGGCGTGGCTGAAAGAGTCGCGCATCAGGATCGGGCAGGCCGACTACCAGATGGGCATTGGCGGCCTGCACTCTTGCGAGCAACGCCAGTGCATCCGGGCCGATGGCGGCATGGTGCTGGCAGACTATGACGTGGCCTCCTACTATCCCTCGATCATCATGCAGCAACAGCTCGCGCCCAACGCCTTCGGCAAGCCGTTTTTGACGCTGTACCAGTCCCTGATCCGTCGCCGCCTGGAAGCGAAGCGCTCCGGCGATAAGGTCACGGCCGACACGCTCAAGATCACGCTCAACGGCAGCTTCGGCAAGTTTGGTAGCAAATACTCGACGCTCTACGCGCCCGAACTGCTGATCCAGACGACGATCACCGGGCAGCTCGCGCTGCTCATGCTGATCGAACGGCTGGAGAGTGCAGGCGTGCGCGTCGTGAGTGCCAACACTGACGGCATTGTGGTCTACCACAGCGAGACGCAATTTGACGCGGTGGACGAGATCACGTTCGACTGGATGCTGGACACCAGTTACCAGTTGGAGCGCACCGCGTACAGCGTCATCGCCAGCCGCGACGTGAACAACTACGTTGCCGTGAGGACTGACGGAAAGATCAAGGGCAAAGGCATCTTCGCGCCCGCCAGCCTTGCCAAAAACCCAGACGGCCAGATCATCTACACCGCCGTGGCGCAGCACATCGCCAAGGGTACGCCCATCGAGGACACGATCCACGGCAGTGTAGATGA